CAAGCACAATGACAACGGATGCCTATGGGCGTGTAACCAGCGTCACAGCAGGTACTGTCACAGGTTCTGGCAACTATGTCTTGCAGACCAACCCAACCCTGACCTTGCCTACTATCGGCAATGCAGTTTTTGGTCTCACCAACGTGCCTGTATCTGGCGGTACAACCAACCTATCTGCTTCAGACAACCAGCAGATCTACTTCACTGCTAACGGTTCTAATAGCAGCCATACGGTAGTCTTGCCTAACACGGCTACCCTTGCTGTCGGTGAGTATTTCGATCTTACCAACATCACTCACCTTGGCACCAATGCCAACGTGACTGTCAACCTTTATGGTGGCACAAACCTTGCAACCTTGTACCCATCACAATCTGTTGTGGCTACAGTGCTTTCTACCAGCTCCAATACCTCTGGTGCTTGGAACCTTTTTTATGATGGTTCTTCTACGGCTACCGGTACAAGCGCAGCGGTCTTCTCTGTTAGCCCTACCCTTGTAACCCCTACCCTTGGGGCAGCATCCGGTACATCATTAGCGCTTTCTTTTAGCGGTTCATCATCTAGCCAAGGTTCATTAAGCGTAGGCGGAAGTATAACTGGCGGTCCAGACACTGGATTGATTGCCACTTTTGCAGGTGCCCAACCTACTTATGCTTACACCCTTGTCCAGAACACAACCAATGGAGCATCATCGTATGCTTCTATGACTGTAGCCAACAACGACTTCAGCTCTTATATTGACGTTGGTGTTAACAGTTCTACCTACAGTTACACATCTGCAGGCTATGTAAACAACTCATTTACCCAACCTAAGATGAACTTCATCGAAGCCACTGGTGGAGATCTAACCATCGGTACTTGGAGCTCAGGTACAGCGCTTCACTTTGTAGTAGGCGGAACATCTGCCACGGCAGATAGCATGTCTATCTCTTCGTCTACAGTCACAGTGCCTAGCCTGACCCTTAGCGGCTCACTTACTGCTGCTTCTACCTCTGGTACTAGCGGTCAGTTGCTCCAATCAACAGGTACTGGCGTTCAATGGACAACGTTCTCGTCTGCTCCTTGGACTACCGTTTCAACATCTGCTGCTACAACCATGGTTTCTAGGTATCAATATTTTGTGAACACTGGTTCAGCAGTGACAATGACTCTTCCTTCATCGGCAAACGCTGGAGATGAAATCCGAGTCTTTGATAGCACTAATAATGCTGCAGCAAACAACATCACTATTGCTCCTAATGGTCTTAACATTCAAGGTTCTGTACAGAATCTTGTCATAGATGTCAGTGGTGGCGGAGCAACACTACTTTATACTGGCTCAACTTATGGATGGAAGGTCGCATAATGACAGTTACACTTTCGCAACTTAACGTAGCATACGCAAATTTAATTCCTAGCTTACCACCTCCCAATGTAACTCTTCGTGCTACTTATACTTCTAGCCAAACTGGTCTTACATATCCAGCAGGAACGAAACAAGTTTTTGTTATTGCTATTGGTGGTGGCGGTGCTGGAAGTTCTGGTTATGGCCCGAATCCTTATGGTGGTGGTGGCGGTGCTGCGATAACTGGCTGGACCGCTCCTTCATCTACTTGCACTATTGGTGCAGGTGGTGCTGCTTCTGGCGGTGGTAACAGTGGTTATGGCGGTCCGGGTGGAACTACTATTTATGGAGCAGTTGTTGCTGTTGGCGGATCAGGTGTTTATTCTGGAACACAAGGCACGCCAGGTAGTGGCGGTGCAGGTGGGTCTGGGTGCACGTGGACTTCTGGAATGCTTCTAAGTGTATCTAATGGGCTTGCTGTTGGCGGTAATGGAGCAAATTATTCATTTAATTTTCCTGCGACTGGTGGCACTTCTGGAGGCGGAGGAAGTCTTGCAACTAGCATTGCAAATGCTTTGTGCGTACAAGGTGGTAGCGGAATTTTTAATGGAGGCGGAGCAGGAGTGCAAGAAAGTAATTTTGCAACTTCTTATAGCAGCGCTTACGGTGGAGGAACTGGCGGAAACTCTTTGGCTAGTGGTTACACAGGAGGCACAGGAGGCACAGGTGGCTCGTCTGCAACCGGTGGCGGTGGTGGTGGTGCTGGGTACTTAGGTAATGGCGGTAATGGTGGCAACGCTTCTGGAACGGTATGCGGTGGTGGTGGCGCTGGTGGCGCTGGTGGTGGTGGCGGTGGTGGCAGCGGTTATGGAAATACTTTTGTTAACTATGGTGGCGCTGGTGGCGTTGGCTGCGTTCTTGTTTACTATTAAAATCGAAAGGAAAATAAATGACACTTTACAATTACAAATGTAATATATGTGGGCATGATTATCAAGAAGGTCGTGAAGACGATCATCCGCAATGGTTCACTAAATGTCCAGTAACAGATTGCACAGGCGATTTAATTGATGTAGCAGCACCTGCTTCAACGGAACCAGCAGCTCCAACTGCTTAATGATTGACGAGATAGTCCCTTTACGCCGTACCGTTGAGGACGGCGTAGAGTTTTTTGAAATAAACGATTGGTTGTAATACCAGCCCCGCTTAACTGGCGGGGCTTTTTCTTTTAGGAGGATGAATGTCACAGGACGCGCCTTATCAAATTGCAGAAGGTAGAGCTAACTACTCCATCGCTGTAGATGTAGGCATTACTGCTGGTCAGATCTGGCAGAACACAGACATTGATTACGATGTAGCAATTGGTGGCATTCCGTTTATTGTTGACCCAAGCAAAGATCATCCTTACCAACGTGAGACTACACAGTTTCGCAAGAACCAATACGATACACAGCGTGACCCGGGTGAGCAGTCACTGACCAACTGGTGGATCCGTAGCCAATCATCTTTTGATGCTGGTAATGGAATCATCTACTACGATCCATTTGCTAATCCATTCTCTACTACACTGGCATCTAATTCATATCGTTTTCGAGATAGCATAGGTGTAGATGTACACCAGTATGGACAGGTTACTCTTCTTAACCGACCATCGGTAATCAAAACAACAACCAATGCTCTTAAAGTAGAGCACGTTATTGTTAACGGCGAAGATTACATGATGTTGCTTGACACTAACATTTACCTTGTAACTCCTAGCGGTAGCTCAACTACATTGGTTACTGCTGCATCTACCTCTACTCCTATCCCTACCATGTGCAATGATGGTGCAAATGTTTATTACATTGATGCTGGCTATGTATGGTCTATGCCTCTTACTGGTGGCAGCGCTACTCAATTATTCCCTACTGGTAGCTTTACTTCAGCATTACTTGCATGGTCGCACCAAAGATTAATTGGTTGCATTAACAATGCTGTCTATCAACTAACCGGTTCAGGTTCATCTTTGCCTACTGCTACCTATGTTCATCCTGATACTAAATGGAAATGGACTGGCGTTGCAGATGGCGGTCTTGCTATTTATGCATCTGGATACTCTGGTGCTAACTCTGCTATCTACATGTTTACCTTGGACACAACAACAGGACTTATGCCTACACTTACAGCAGGCATAGTATCTGCAGAGCTACCCGATGGCGAGCAAGTCCACTCATTGTATATCCACTTAGCTACATACATTTGCATAGGAACAACACAAGGTGTACGCATTGGTACTCTTGATCCTAACACTGGCAACATTAACTACGGCCAGATACTTAACACTCAAACCAATATGACTATCACCGGATTTGCTGCCACAGATACATTCGTGTGGTGTGCTGGTTATGTATACGATGGAGTAGATACATACGGTGGTTGCCTTAAGGTAGACCTTACCAATCCTATTGACACATTGATGTTCTCTATATCGCAAGATGTTTATGGCGAAGATCTAGCTGACAACCCGCTCAATGATGTATGCATTATCAATAGCACAGGACAGGTAGCGTTTATCGGAGCCACTGCTGCTACTACATCAGTAGCACAGATTGGAAACCTAGGGCTATGGATCCAATCTCTTGATGAAGTATACCCATCTGGTTGGCTTGATACGGGATTAATCCGTTACAACATGCTTGAGCCTAAGAACTATAAGCGTGTAGCTGGACGTGCAGATGTGGGTATAACCCCATCATCTGACAACCCGTCAGGAACAACCAAAGGTTCTGTGACTATCCAGACTTATGATAACCAATACAATTACTACGATGTAATTACTTATGACAACGTAGTTGGAACTCCTGAAGCTTCTATTACACAACCTAACGTAGCTCAAAACGAATTAGGTTTACGGTTTATTTTAAGCCGCGATACTACTAACATTGGTCTATCACCAGTGTTTCATGGCTATCAACTTAAAGCCGTACCTGCTACACCACGTACCCGTACTATCAAAGTACCCGTGCTGAACTATGACATTGAAGAAGATAAGTACTCCGTATCTGTGGGCTACTTAGGTAGAGCATGGACACGGTTGGCTGCATTAGAAAGCATTGAAAGCGCTGGAGATGTTATTACTTTTCAAGACTTTCGTAATGGAGAAGTAGTGCAATGTCTTATCGAAAACATCACATTCATTAACAGCATGGCACCAGATCGTCGTCTATCTAACTATGAAGGCATCTTGATTGTTACTATTAGAACGGTATAACAATGCTCAAGCAGGTAAGCGACACACTTACTAACCAAGCTAACATCTCTAGCATCTTCTACTATTACTCAGCAGTAATGGCGGTAATACTTACAGGTGCAGCGGTTATGCTTCGTCATTACATTGTTAAAACAGTTAAAGAAGAAAACGAAAAAGTTCTTGACTGTGTTAACAACATGGACAAACGAACCACCCGTATTGAGTATGCATTGTATAACGATGGACAAACAGGTTTGATTAATAAAGTAGATGCGCTTATCCAAAACCAACAGGTAATCAAAACTGATGTCGAAGTAATGAAAGCAAGGCAAAATGATTAAAGCTTTCAAACGTAAATACATTCATGAAGCTACTGGAGATGTGCTTACCTTTAGTGAGCAGATCTCATGGAAAGTCCAAGGCATTATCCGCAACTGGTATTTTGTTATTGTCTGGTCGACTGTAACGTTTATCTGGTGGATCCAACCTACATGGTTTACTGATACCCATGCTTATATCAAGTGGATGAACGTAGCATCATGGCTAGCAGTAACAGTTGAATTAGTTATTGGTATTGCCATGATTGGTCAGACCAAACGTGATGCTCAAATCATCCGCGCCATTTACAAGATATTACCTGAGATCCAGCAAGCCCTTGAATACATCCGCAAGCTCGAAGAGCGAGAAATCAAAATGATTGAGGAACTCAATGATTAACTATGAACCAAGGATCGGGGACTTCGGTGTTGTTAGAAGCAATGGCATCTTTGCTCGCCTCATTCAGCTTGGAACCCTATCGCGTTGGAACCATGCGTTCGTCTATATTGGCGATGGCTACATTGTTGAAGCCACACCCAAAGGTGTAATCAAAAGCAAAGTATCTAAGTACACCAACGTTGCGTGGAACAAACATGAAAGCCTTAACCATGAAGAGCGTCAGCAGATTGTTATGTTTGCTCTCAAAGCAGTAGGACAACCTTATAACTTTATTGTTATAGGAAACATTGCCCTTCGCATCTTAGGTCTTAAGCTTCTTGCTAAGACCAAATTGATGTACCACTGGGCTCAGGCTACCAAGGGATACATCTGCTCTGAGTTAGTAGCAGAAGCATACGAATCCATTGGCGAGAACCTATGTAATAAAGATCCAGACCTAGTAACCCCCGGCGATCTAGCAGAAAGGCTGGTTTATCTATGACCTATCCATTTATTGGAGCCAAACATTTTACCCCCGGACGTGGCAACAACAAGATTCGTCTTATCGTAGTACATACAATGGAGACACCAGAAAATCGTGGTCGTGCCTATCAGGTAGCCCAATGGTTTGCTAGTCCGTCCAGCCCACAAGCATCAGCCCATTACATGGTAGATAATGCAGAGGTATACCAGTCTGTCAAAGATACTGATACTGCATGGGCAGTAGACGACTTTGAACTTAACCAACAATCAATCTCTATCGAGCATGCTGGTGAGGCATCACAAACTCCTGCCGATTGGCAAGACACATACTCACAAGCTGAGCTTAATCTGAGCGCTACCTTAGCAGCGCAACTTGCTAAAGAATACAACATTCCTATTGTCAAGCTATCACCAGCAGATATTCTTGCTGGTAAGGCTGGCTTCTGTGGACACGTTGATATTACTGAGGCTAAGAAAATTGCTGGCGGTCACACAGATCCGGGTACCAACTTTCCTTGGACTAAGTATCTTGCCAAGGTACAATCCCAATCCCACTAAGGTACTACGACACGCACATTGTTTTGCTTGTGGCAAAGCAGGTGCTGTACAGTTAAGACTCTGGATGGTTTACTGTCCAGATTGTTACCCTATAGCGCTAGAAAAGGATAAGCAAAAATGGCAGCAACAAAAATCTCAATCAATGTAGTGGAGCATTTTGTTAAGCACTACATCGAAGCATTGATCCCAGCAGAAACAATCGCATTAACAGAAGCACACGGCACGGATGTAAAGCATGCAGTTATCGGTGCAGCATGGGCAGTACTAGCCCCAGTCATTGAGGCAGGCTACATCTTTGTCAAGAAGGCAATCCAGAAGTCAGCAGTTGAAAAAGATTTATTTGATCTACTTCAACGCTTGGCTGATGAGCACAAGTCAACAGCCAAAGATGTGGCTGAGGTCAAGGCTGTAGTCCAAGAAATTGCACCAGCAACAGATCCTGCCCCAGTAATCCCTCCAGCTACACCAGAGGCACCAGCTACACCTGCCTCATAACGGTTCGAGGATCGTTTCTAAGACAAGAAAACCCCCGCTCTAGTATCTTTACTAGGGACGGGGGTTCTTTTTTGTTTTCTAAGCGCGGTCTACTGCACCCTGAACCAATGGAATGTCCTGCCCATTGGCTGTGGTGTAGTACCCATAGGCACCTTTAGGTAGGGTGAACGGGGCAGTCGGTACATTCATCTGGCTATATGGACCCTTGGCACCGATCTGGTAGAACGCAGGCCATGTGAAGTCAGGGGCAATCACGTTGGTTCCTAGCGGTGTAGTAATAAGGTAGTTGCCCACGGTGTGATCGCAGATCTCCTGCAACCATGACCGACCTGATGGATCCTTGGCAGTCTTATTGATTTGAGGATCGACCAACATCTCTGCTACTTCATGCATAGCTACTGCTGTGATTCCGGGGGTACAGATTGGCTTAGTGATTTGTTTACCCAAGATTGAAAGTCCTTTGACATACGTTCCAAAAGGGCTTCTCTTTCCGTAAGCATCGACTCGAATGTACGCGATTGGTATTCCGTTAACGGTTTCGTGGTATCCGTAAGCGGTAGATTCCATTGCGATGTTGGGAAACTCGTTGACAAAACAGACGTTCCAGTCCGCTTGGTTCGTTGTAAGTTCCTGCATAACCGTAAAGCCAGTAAGGTTCCAAGCCTTACAGACCTGTTGCGTGAAGGATGCAATGGCATTGGTAATGGGTCCGATCTGTGTACCTAAAGTTCCTGATTGATCTACTATGTTGATTGTTGTCATGTTTCTCCGCGTGTCGATTTGACAGATAATTTGATTTGAACGGAACAGTACAGTAAGATCACCTCTGTGGAGAGGTGATCTTCTGCTCTGACATTCTTTCCCGTTCAGCTACAGTAGTGTTAGCCCACCAGCCGTCCATCTGATACTTGATGGCATAGGCAAGACAGTCTTCAATTACAGTACAGCTATCACATATCTTCTTAATGTAACTGAAGTCGTAGTTACCTGAACCTTCAGTAAAGAAAGACTCGGGATCTGTGTTAGCACAGGCAGCATTTAACTTCCATAGTTCTTCCTCATAGGGAATAAACAAGTACTTGTCATCCTGTCTAATGTCCATCTATCCTCCAGTGCTATAGAAGCCACCAGTATTAAACTTGATTGGCACTGCATAGAATACTTTATCCATAGATAGATCACAACAGACAGGCAGGCTGTCATCACCAAAGGAACGATAGACTTCCTGCACCCCACCGCATTTGCTGCATTTAAAATCGTAGTTAGGCACAGTCCATCCCATCATCAATAGGTGTGGGTGCAGTCAGCAGGGCACCGCATTCAAAGCACTCCTGCTCTAGGTCATACCAGCCCGGTAGCCTAGTCTCTTCGTCCCACTGCACCCGAAGATTAAATACTTTGCAGCCACAGATGCAAGCAAATGTAGGCGTACCTTTAAGATCAAGCTTTGTCATCTTGCTTCCAGAACATATCGTAAAATCCTTTATCAAAGGAGAAACGTTTCATATGCTGAACTGTTGCACCAGTGTGTGCATATAGTGGCACACCTGCTTCATGCATCAAGCGGAAGAACCTAATGTCTTCGGATACAAACTGCTCACCTTTGCCAGTCTCTACAAAGAATGGGATGTCACCATGGAACTCACGCATCTTCTTCACTGCGTTCCGGTGCATGAATACAAACCCAAAGCCAGCAGCACCAACACGAATGAGTTGGTTCTCTGGTAGCGGGTGGGCATAGACAATCTTGTATGGGTCGTCAGTCCAAGAGAACAGGGCAGGGAACGGAGTCATCAGTGACTGCTCGTTCTCCTTTGAGATGAAGTACGTACCTGTTACCACTGGTTTATCAATGGCATTGCAGTAGTACCACACGGCTTCAAGTGCTTGCTTAGTAAGTACAATGTCAGAGTCAACCCATAGAATCCATGGGAAATCTGTGTGTTCGTACCAATAAGTTAAAGCTTGCTCACGCTGTCTGCCAATCTGATTGCCTTGCACACGCATGGCAGATGCAATAGGTACGTTGCTGTTGAGAATGCCATAGACCAGACCTTCGGTAAACTTGCCGTCGGTATTGCCATTATCACACCAACATACTATGACATCTTCATTCCGAATAAAGGTCGGCTTGTCCTGTACTTTCTGTGCTTGGTTCTTCTTGGGTGTCTTGGTCATGGTATGGTCGCCATCCTCCTAGTGATTGTACGATAGATGCCAGCGCTCGCTGGACTTTCATGCGAGCAGCATCAGGTGAAGTACCTAGCTCCCCGGCTAACTTAGCCCACTCCATATCAGGGTCACTGAATCGTAGGCGTAGAATATTTTGCTTGGCTTCGCTCAAGCGATAGTAAGCTTGTGCGATGTCAGCGCGTAGGGCTAGCCAGTTCATGCCATCGCTAATCTCGGATGACTTGACTGAGTTACCTAGGTCTTTGATCTTGGCTGGCATTTCATATGACTCTGCGATAATGCTAGGCAAGAATGTTTCAATGACGGATACGTCGTAGTAATATAGATCGGCTAAGTCGTATCCGACTTTACGAGACTTCTCCTTCTCGCAATACTTTAAGCATTGATTCCTCAACGACTTAGCGATCAACTTGTCTTTATCCTTTTCCCCAAAGGACTGCCACTCTTTATACTTCTTAGGGTGGCTGACAAACCAAAGGTACATCTGTTGTTGTAGGTCGTCAACTTCTACCATGGGATACTTGCGAACATACTCACTGGCAATCTGTATCATCATGTCTTTGTAGTCTAGCCATTCATTGATATCAAACTTCATGGTAGGACTATCTCTCCATTAACAATAGGCACAGTGTATGGAGTAACCTTGCGGTTCTTTTCTACCAAAATACCAAAGCCTTGTTGCCAGTTAGCAATACCAGTGTTGAGGTATGAGGCTTGCTTAATGTCCATGAGATGACCTACCTCTAAGCCGAACAATGTATTGGTGTTACCATTGAGGCCGGTAGTTTCATGCTGTAGTCCTAGCTTATGTGTATGCCCACAGACTACAGACTTGCCTAGCTTCTTGGCTAGGCTCATAGCAGTAGAACCCGGTACTTGCACAGAGCGTCCCTCATCGCCGTGAGCCATTACCCAACCGGGTAGCAACTCTTTGAACTGGTGCAAGTACTGGATTCCTAAAGAGTTATACCCCAGCAATTCTTCGATCTTGAGTGAATCAAGAGACGAGAATGCCGGGGCATACTTGGAGATGTATGTCTGGATCCGATCGGTATGATTGGATCGTTGGATAATAAACGGCTTCTTCCAACCGAGAGCTTCTCGGAAGTCAGCCATGATGTTATAGGTTAAATCAATTGAGTCCTGCAGTGTTGGCGCATACTCGCCAGCCATGCCTTTGTTCCATCGACTAGGCTCAGGAGCATCAAGCTCATCACCTACACACCATAGTTCATCAGGCTTGTAATCCTTTATGAAAGATAGCACGGTTTTCACGGCCTTTGGATCGTGATATGGAATCTGCAGGTCGCTTAGTACTACTACTCTTCGCACTAGGTACACCTTCCCACTGTCCATTTTGGACTAGTATGCCTATTATGGCATAGTTAGCAAGGTCGATGAACGTATCTCTGAGACTTTCATAGTTCGGCGTGTCGTTGTTTGTCTCGACCAGATGACTGAACCGCTGGAGTTTGTCAAACATTCGTACACGAAGTCCATTGTATGGACCTCCCGGGGCAAGTGATATGTTAAGTGGACCGTAGTCTTGCTGCTTTTTAAGGAGGATTGACTTAAGTTCTCCAAGGATAATGTCGACATCACTTTCCTTCATCTAAGAATTCCTTTACGTGCATCTCAAAGTTCTTCATACCCTCACGGACTTGAAGCTCACGCCATACTGTATCTGCTTGCCCATAAGGTGCAGCTACTAGTAAGGCAGCCAGTCCAATGAGTAGCTCTAGCCCTTCTTGAGGATCCTCTTTAGTGACCCAATAGCAATCGTATAGAGCACCGAGAAGATCAAGAGTCTTAGTCTCTGAGACAGGGACGCCGATGCTACCTTCCATGTGTTCGATATGATCCCAGATACTTTCATCAAGAGGCAATACAATCTCTGACTCGCTCATCTATCCATCCCTTTCCTAATTCAATCATTACTTCGTTAACATCTTTACCCTCTGGCATTGGCACTAAATTAGCATTGGGTAGTTCCCTAACTACTTGCTTACCAAAGTCTAGCCCTGCTTTGTCACCATCAGCAAGGATGATTACCATGTCGTAGTCATCCAAGATTCTAGAGTAGTGACTCTTCCAGTTGTTCGCACCGGGTATACCGATAGTCGGATGCTCAGTCTTAACTGCCATCATGATGCAGTCAAACTCTCCTTCGGTAACACAGATATATTTCTGTGCTACAAAGCATGACCCAACATTAAACATTGTAGTCTGAGCACCCGGCATACCCATGTACTTCGGTTCTTCGCCGTGCATTGCGCGGAACCGAATGTCTACTACACCACTAGGTGTGATGTAAGGTATAGCTAATCTGCCTACAAACTTCTCATGCCCCGGCAGTGGATCGGCGACCACTCCCAGATGAAAGGTGCGAGCCTCGTCTACCGAGAGCATCCTTGTTGATAGATATGCTTCGGCTTGGTCTATGGATTGGGCGTACTGTTGGGTCGCCCGTAGTAGAAATTGACGATGCGAACTCGATAGCCTCACTGAGTGTGCCTCCTTTTTCTTTCATTATTAAATCATACGTATCACCAGAGACACCACAACCGTGACACTTGAATCTATTGATATCAAAGTTCACGGCTGAGCTTGCGTTACTGTCATCATGGAATGGGCAGCGCATCTTACGCCACCCATGTCCACGTGCAGGTACCTTAGCACCGATGTGGTTTAGGTAATCTTCTATACTGTGCTTCTCCATTGTTAACCAATCGCTTTAAGTAACAGGTCAACCCACACTTGTGCTGGCATCGTTGCATACCATTCGCCTACGTTACCTTTGCCTTTGCGTTTGTGTATGACGACACCAGTCCATGCATTGTCGTTGCCCATCTCGACTCGAAGTTCTTCAAGCCACCCCGCCAACTTCATTTCGGCGTGGTTTTTAATCTCTATAGTTACTCCCGGTATACCTGAGATGTCACCCTTATCTAGGGTGGCACCTGCAAGTCTACGGTCTACATATGGAAACCACTGCTTCAGCCAAGCGACTACATCACGTTCGGCTTGGGCGCCCTTGACCTTAGCAGCACTACTCAAAGTACCATCTCCATATCAATCTCTTGATCTCGGTAGTCAGTCAACACATCAGCAAGATGCATTGATGCAGGATCAAATGATAGCTCAACATATGTGCCACCTGTTTGATCTGCTCGACCATATCTATTCTTGACTGGTGCTACACACAAGTAGCTATCCAATCCATTGGGTAACATCTTCTGCCCTACTGTTAATACCATTGCAGGTACCTGAGCTACCTTACCTTGCAACGCAGAGCGTGGCTGGCATGGTGAACCTGGTGTACCTTCTTGTGTGTGATGCAGTACAAGTACTGCAGCATTGGTATCTCTAGCCAAGTACTTTAGTTCCTTCATGATCTGTCTCATAGCAGCAAACTCTTCATGTCCATCCATTGCTACGTCCATCAAGTTATCTACAACTATAAGGGTAGGAGATCTACCCCACATAGTTTCGAATGCAGTAACTTCTTCATCAAGATCTTTAAGTGTAGGGCTAGGTTCGAATGACCAGTAAAGATGGTTGTTCTCTGACAAGATAGACTCCGCAGTATCAGGGTTGTTCTTCATAAGTGTCTCTGCTTTTTGCTGCGTCATCTTACCTGTCATAGCCAACAGTCTCATAGCCATGGTGTGTGCATTCGTATCTGCCGAGAAGTAAAGCGTAGGTTGCTTAAGCCTTGCCGCTATATGCAAAGCCACCGATGACTTACCGGCACCGGGGGTGCCAGCAATCACCGTAACCTCAGCACGACGTAGCACAATACCTGCTCGCTCAAAGGATTGGAAGGGAGACTGTAACGGTTCCCCACCTACCTCAGCTTTGCGTATGCTTCGTCGTAATGTTTTCATTACTTAATACGATCAGGTACGAATGTGTTCCACTCTGGACTATTCTTATCTACATAGACAGTCTTGCACTTGGATGGATCTCCTTGTGCTGAAGGACAGAAGTAACCTTTGTATACTCCGCCTTGCTTAGACTGACCTTGGATACCTGTCATCTTGCCATGAGGACAAGAGCGTCCGCCCCCAATAGGGGCTGCACTAAAAGGTGGTGTATCAACTACCTGTCCACCTAGTCCTGATGCAACCAAGCCAATTGCTTGATTGATGCTAGATGCTGGTGATGCTGACGCACCACGTACTGCTGACTCTAGTTCTGTTACTGCTGAAGTGATAGCTGCTAGTCCAAGTGATACTAGGTTATCAAGTTCATCTGCGAACTCAGCTCGTACAGTTACAAGACTACCTGCTGGAGTCTTGACTGTGATACTGATAGGTGCTTCGGTGCTACTCATCATTCTCCTTTGGTTGTACATACCAATCGCATACGTCTTTAAGTCCACACATCTTACAGTGGTTGAAGTTAGGTACAAAGATATGTGCCTTCCTTGCCGTGTCAAACATGGTGACTAACGTTTCGATCTTGCTGTCGGTATAGTCAGCGAGATCGAACGGTTCAGATAGTTCACCCTTACGTGCCATCCAGTAGTAACCCTTGGTTACTTCTAGACCATAGACTTTACGTAGCCCGTATGAGTAGAACGCTAGTTGTAAGGCAGACGTTGGTGTTGTCTTGCCTGTTTTAAGATCTACGATAGCGTACTCTTCACGCTCTGTGTCGTAGAACACACGGTCGATAAACATTTTTACTTCTACCTCACCTACATATGGTGAAGCCTCCATTTCTACAGCTAGTGTGCCATCACTAAGCTCAGCAATCTTCATGTGTGGGTTAGCTTTACGCCAGTCAACCCATCGTTCATAGAACTTGTAGCCATTGGTAAACCACCAGTCACCGTCTTCTGGATTGCGACGAGGTGATGCTACTCTCCAGTTACTCTTGTCACCTTGGTATTCAGCCCGCTCATTGGCAGTCTCTGTCCACCATAGTTTCCAGTCATCAAGTAATGTCATGGGTTCCTCTTATCGTATTCTTCAGTGGCACGGTGTACTGCACTGCCACCATAGAACCACCATGCCGGTTGCTCTTGATGTTTCTTTACACGGTTAAGATAGTACAGCCAACCACAATCAATCCATGTGGTTAAGCTTGAGTACGAGATATGTTCTGGCAGTTCATTGCCATCAATAGTAATCATTGTTCTCCTTAGTAGAGACATGACAGGGTAGGGAAACAAAGGAAGAAAACCTACCCTGCTAGTCTAGCTAGTGTACTCCAGTAAGTTGCGCTAATCAAGGAGGACACACAACTTACTGCGTGGTGTGTACTCTAGTCCACAGAATGAGGATGGATTAACACATCCAATACCCCATCAATGTTATTCTCTTGCGCCCACACTCGAGCAATCTCTGGTGAATGGAATGGTCCATATACTGAGATGCCATTGTTATTGTTCTCAATGATAATGTATCTCACTCTTCACCTCGCTCATCGTGTAGCTTATCTGGATCTTCAATGGTATCATCAGCATAGTCTTCTGATGCTGAGCCATGCCCTGACATCCACATTGGTTCACTCATTAGTAATCCCAATCTTTACTAGCCCAACCATTGGCTGCGTAATCTTTGTAATCACTCTGACCTACACTTACTTTGCCACTGCTAGTGTATTTGCATAGGCATTCATTGAATGATGATAAGCAATCAAAGCACCAGCCACAACTAGGACATGTGTAATCAGAAGAAACAATAATGTCATACTCATGCATGCTGTCACAGCTTGGGCATTCATACACATCATCAAGATCATCGGCATCATCTAGCCACGTGGATACACCTTTGGTTTTCTTACGTGGATCTGCATAGCCATAGTCTAGGTAACATGAATCATTAGACCACCACACACCAGTCTCATCTTCTTTACCTGCATTAGCATTAAGCAGATACATCTGATACTTGGCTGCTGGATCAACAGTAAGCACAGCTACCTTAGAACCAACACAGTAATCTTCTAGCATCTCAAAGATGTAGTCGTTGTCAAGACTAGACACACCACCAATAGCAGGTAGCATCTCTTCAGCAAAGACACGGGTATCACTGCGGTCATCTTGCTTAGCAATGGTAACAGGTAACACACCATTGTGTGCTAGGTATGTACGCTGATCATTGCCTACAATAAATGGATGACAGTTATCTACAGTACGTGAACCATGAGTAGCATAGCGAGCATGCCACATAGCATAGCCATTAGGATAATAACTACGTAGTTCTAAGAACCGATTGATAGATTCATCTGCGCTCATTGTACGCTCACGCAAGATACGGTTCTCTTCTGGTATGACAATGGCAAAGCCATAGCCATGCGGGTTGTTAAGTGCTGAGTTCTCTAGCTTCTCACGACTAGGCATTACTCCGGGCGGTACTACACATAGCATACACATTAGTTCTGATCTCCTTCGTTAGATGTTTCTTTCTCATATAGTTCATTCATAATCAAGAACAGATTAGGATATGTTTCACTGTTCTCTGATACATAAGATGCAAACCTTAGCCACGATAAAGGTTTGTTCTTAGGTACAATCATCATGTCACGGGTATACTCAACAGCTGCAGTTACAAACTCAAGAGCAGATAGAACACGCTCTTTACGTAGTGAGCCACGGAACACACGGACTTCTAATGTAGAATCATTCTCAGTATTAACTGCTGAGTAACGACCAGCAGTTTGATTACCTAGTTTTACTTTAGGTACGATCTTACCTTTGTCATCGAACTTGGCATAGCTAGATGAACGACCAGCTAACCGTTCAACCATACGTTGATTGTCATAGATTAGTTTCATGAATCTAATCTGATGAGCTTCAGTTCTGGATAGATTCTGAGCAACTTTAAATGCAGTACGAGATACATGAACATGAATACCGCAAGTGCTAGTGTTCCACGAACGGAAGTTATAATCTTTAAGTTGCTTTAATGCATTCCAAGGGAAGTTGTCTTGCATTTCTTTAAGTGTATGTGGATGAGTAACAATCTCAAACCCATATCGTAATGATCCATCATGCTTAAGATAACCACGATTACCTAATGCATTGTATATTAACTCAGCACCTTGTTCGTAATCATCTTCATCTCCATGACGTTGCTCTACTTCTAACTCAAGACCAAGATAATACTTGTGTTCTAGATTAGGCCAGAAGACAGGGCGTGGTTTGAAACCATAGCTGTGAATGTATTGTGCGCCTGGTTCTTCGCTGTTGTTATCGCAATCATGATCTGGCATGTTGACAAGATAATCTTCATAGCCACAATCATTGCAATCAAAGTATCTACTTTCATTGCAGTAACTACATACATCATCATCTAGCCAATCACTATATACACTATCGTTAGTAGCAACAGTTGTGCCACAACCTGTGCAATCTACATGGTCATCACCAATATATTCAAACCATACATCACTACATTCTTTGCAATATAATTCACGATTGATATCGCAAGCGTAACGTCTAGTCTTTCTTTCTTCACATTGATAACAAACAACAGTACATGCTTCATGATACATTTGTGGTTCATCATCAACTATGATTGTTGTTGGCAACCATATTCCATTTGAACGTATGTGATGAGTAAGATAATATTCACGATAGTCTAGCCAGTTAATATCAGCAGGCCATATTTTATTGTCACATCCTTGACATGTGCCTAACTCTATTGGCACGGGTGAAGCATTGGTAGGTTCTGTTAACGCTACCTCTTGTACATCTGGCATAACTTCCTCCTAAAGTTAGTACCAGCCATGAGTTCTCTCATGACTCCAAGCGATTGATGGTTTGCCATAGCGTTCTGCTATGTAAGCCAGCCCCCGCTCAACTTGTTGCGGGGCTGGCGTTCGTGGATCCAGTGCTAAGATCTGTGGAATACCACCGGCATGGCTATCATCAGTCGGGTCGCCGACTGCATCATTGTAGGCTCGAGCATTCCAATGTGATTCTGCTGTCCATAATTTGTTAAGAGCTTTGTATTCCGTACGTCCCCAACCATACTGCTCAAGCATTGTGTCACGGGCGAAAGCTTTAATACGTGTGATACTCCAGTACTTGTATGGAATATTGCACTTACTAAACGTATGACTAATAAATGCTTGCGCTTTAGTAGGCATAACGACTGACCACAATGTCAGGTATGCAGTACTAAGAAAGGTTAACGACTTACGATACTTCATTTCATTACTCTCCATGTCTGTTTATGCATAGGCTTTCCAGTTTGTACGTTACTAAGTAGTATAGTATTAGTATAGAACGCATCAGTCTCTTGACCAATGTGTTGTGTGTAATACTTGTACGCAGATTCATAACTTTGAAAGTATCGAACCTGCCTTGGATCGAGGAAGTGATCCAAGTACATAGTCACTTTGAATTGACTGGTCTTTTCTAGGTGATCAGTTAGGTACATAAACTTGCTTTTCGTCCCACGTCGGCCACGTTCCATCATCAATGGATACATGTTCTTGGAACTTGTGATCAGCTAGCGCACCGTTAGTACGCAGCCAGTATTCTTGCTGCGCTGTACTGTATGTGTGCCAGTCATCAGGCAACGGATCAACTACAATGTACTTGTAATCTACTGTCCACGTACGATACAATGTAATCTTACGTGGCGTAAGATCATTACCCATTGCTGACTGCCTTACGTGGTCGTCCGACTGGACGCTTAACGATAGTTGCTTTAGCTACCTTTGTATACTTACCTGACTTAACGTACTTACGCTTAGCTTTTGGTTTAGCTTTAAGTTGCTCGGCTAGTAGTTCTTTAAGAACTTCGCGGGTCAACTGCTCGATTGATTTATTTGCCATTTGTTTTCTCCTTATTGTTGTTGGTTGTATCTTCTATACCTGCATGATATCCATCCCACCATGAGACACGACGGGTAAAGAACCATACTGTAAATCCTAGTATTGTATCTATTAACAGATTGAATCCATTGTAAAACATTGTTCCTCGTTTCTGGTTTTGGTTGCGTCGTTAAGCCATCGGTACTGAATCTGGGGTTGGCAAAAAAAGAGAGGCGAGTGAGCCGAAGCCCACCCGCCTGTCTGTACTTACTTAACGATTACTTCCTTGACTTCGATCTGTGTGAACGGCTTGGCACGCAGAGAGTTATCGATACCCGGACGACGATCGAACCGAGTTACTAAACGACCGATGATCTCGACGTTAGTTTCAGGCTCAAGACCTAGTACTGAGTCACCATTGCCAACCCATACGAGCGGCATAGTTGTGATGCACTTACCATCCTCACCACGTTGAGTTAGGTTAGCAGTTACGATTGAGCCAGTGTTACCGCGTGCTGTGATGTTCTTGACTGTACCGCTGAGTGTTACTGTGTTGTTTTGTGACATGATTTTCTCCTTGATTAGTTGGTTGGTTAGGCGTGCTGCCCTGCCGTAAGGCACAGGGCAGTCGCCTGTTACATGATTGTTATGCATCTGCCTGTTCGCAGTTGACACAGACAGGAGCCTTGATACTGAAGGCTAGGTTGCACCAGTTACATACCTTTTCGTTAGTTTGTAATTCCAGTTCACGATTATCCATACGATCTGTGAGGTCGGTCACAGGTTCGAGGTATTCACGACGGATGGCGAAGTCTGGACGGCGAGTTTCAGATGCAACCCATTCGTGGGCAGAGATCTGGTCGTTATCCTTGAGCCACTGTTTGAAGTACTGCATGTTACCTTCGTCAATTAGTTCGTGAGCTTTGATGGTTTGGTTAGTATCGAAAGCTTCTTGGCAATCAGGGCAACGTTCCTCAAGAATGATACATGTGTTGCATTGGGTAACGATGTTGATACCGATTGATGCTTCGTTCATTTTCTTCTCCTTGATTAATGACTGACTGACTGTCAGTTCCCGAGACGAGAAGCATGGGATGTCAACGACCGAGCCCAGCGCTTGCGCTGGCTGCGTGTGAGGCTGCTTGCAGCCGAGCGAGGGAGCTTGGCCTGAGGCGCTTGCGCCGACGGCTTGACGCCCGTGCTACGATGACGAGGACTGACAGAGATAGATAGGAACTGTCCCGCGTCAGCCTTTGCCAAGGGCAAAGAATATTTTTTAATTAGGGACACGTGCTATACAGGGTCACTGTGGCCCTGCTGTGAGGACTGTTGCTTCAGGGACACACTGCTTCATACAGCCCTCAGTCCTGACTGTCTGGACTGTTTGACCCAGTGGTTATTAAATAACCCTGTATGTCTAATCTGAATCTCTACCTATAATTTTCTGGTGTCATAGTGACACCCCAGTTTGTCCGTATTTGTGCTGATTCTGAAAGACACAGTAGCAAAGGAAACTAAAAAATGTTTCCTCTGAAACGTTCGTTTCAGCTGTTTGAACGGATTAATACTGTATAGAGCAGTAAGTTATTCGCAGGCTTTTATATAGCCTGCTCATACTGTTACAGACAGTACAGTATAGACAGACAGTTTGTAGACGGGAAACGTCTGTCAAGGGGGCGGCGACATGGCAGGTAAAGGATTTGGTACGGGTGAGGAACACTTCAAGGTCAAGGCGCTAGCCGAGGCAAAGGCAAAGGTTCTCGAACTCGTCAAGAACGGAGCGACCACCCATCAAGCGATGGTGGCGGTCAACAAGAAGCCGGATACAATCAGGCAGTGGTTACTGCGTGACTCGGACTTTGCGACAGCGTTAGCGGAAGCAAAGGAGCGAGGCGAGGCAAGCTCATTGTCGAGCATAGGTAAAGACAAGCAAGATCTTTCTTTCTCAGAATTTTCTAAGATATTTCTAGACCAGCACGTCTTTCCTCACCATCAGGATTGGATCGACTTGCTTGAAGGCAACGAACCTTCTTGGCTACATCCATCGATAATCTACGAGCCGGGGGAGCGTTCACGTCTTCTCCTTAACGTTCCACCTGAGCATGCTAAGTCCACCGTCATTACGGTGAACTATTCGACGTACCGCATCGCTCTAGACCCTAACGTTCGAATCATCGTTGTTTCGAAGACCCTCGTCAAAGCACGTGAATTCGTGTACGCAATCAAGCAGCGCTTGTCGCACCCTAGATGGTTAAAGCTCCAGAATGCATATGGACCTGAAGGTGGCTGGAAACAAGACGCGGATACTTGGCGAACTGACACGGTATACCTTGGGGGCGATGCGCGTAACTCAAGCGAAAAGGATCCTACGATCCAAGCGCTAGGTATGGGCGGACAGATCTACGGCGCCCGTGCCGACCTCATCATTCTTGACGACGTGATTACCACTGCCAATGCCCATGAATGGGAAAAGCAGATCAACTGGCTACAGAAGGAAGTTATCACCCGTCTGGGTAAGAACGGTAAACTTTTAGTAGTCGGGACTCGAATTGCTGCGAACGATCTTTATAAAGAGCTTAGAAATCCTAAACATTGGTCTGGCGGCCATTCTCCTTTTAGCTATATGGGTATGCCAGCTGTTCTGGAATTTGATCAGGATCCTTCTAACTGGGCTACTCTGTGGCCTGTATCTGATACTCCTTGGGATGGGGATGAAGACATTCCGCCTAACGCGGACGGCTTCTACCCGAAGTGGGACGGCAAAGCGCTCGCTAAGCGTAGGGCAGAAGTCACACCTAGCACATGGGCTCTCGTCTATCAACAAGAAGACATCCAAGAAGATTCAGTCTTCCCGCCAGCCCTTGTACAAGGATCTGTTAACGGGGCTCGGAGAGTGGGACCACTTAGACCCGGAGCTGTAGGACATCCACGCAGCGTTGAGGGTTACACCATTGTAGGTATGGACCCAGCTATTGCTGGTAAGTCTGCACTCGTTGCACTGACTTACAACAAAGCCGATGGCAAGATTTATATCCTTGACTGCCTCAACATGGCAGAAGGTAACTACCAAAAGATTAGAGCGGCGATTGAAGCCTATGTCGAGAAGTACAAACCACAAGAAGTCCGAATCGAAATCAACGCTTTCCAAAAAGCCTACGAAATGGACGACGACCTTCGCAACTGGCTCGCAGGCCGTGGAGTCAGACTCAACTCGCATTTCACCGGTAAGAATAAATGGGATACGTCATTCGGCGTTGCCAGCATGTCATCCCTCTTTGGTAGCTTGCGCGATGGCACGCACCAAGATAATAACCTCATTGAGCTCCCATCATCCGATGGATCAGAGGGAATCAAAGCATTAGTACAACAGTTGATCACATGGAAGCCGGACACTAAAGGTCCTACCGACTGTGTGATGGCTATGTGGTTCGCTGTAATCCGTGCGCGAGAACTGATTCAGAAGAACACAAACGTTTCTCCATATCTCACCAATCGTTGGGCAACCAAAGCACAGATGGAGCAGCGTCACGCGATTAACCTTGATGATGCATTCGCATCTCAATGGCAAGACAACTTCGGATAGGAACTAACATGGCAGGCGTACCAACACCTAACGTTCGTCAGAGCGCACCACTCAGCCAAGCAGGACACCTCGGTGGTCAGCATGCTGGGTCTCATTCAGATAACGGCGCAAACATTGCTAAGAAGCCAACAGATGGCAAGTGGGGCCAACGCTCTGCTATGAAACAAAAAGGTTTGACAGATATGCAGCGCTCAGCAGAAGCTGACAAGATGTTTGAACAAGAGATGAATGCGGGCAAGATCAAGAATCTTAATGCTACGCAGGAAGCTATTGCTAAGAAAACAGGCGCATGGCCTAACGGTTACACTAACTAATTTTAAGGACTTAATGTGCTAACACTACCTCAAGTATTTTCGCGTGTGCAGGCGCTGCGTTATCGCAGCACCTCCCGTGATATGCGTAATGGTGACGTCCAGATGGTACGTCAGGGAAAGATCTCACAGGTCTACCCTAACTTCTTTCCAGATGGAATTGACCAAAACGTAGTAGCGAACTTCATTGACGTAGTTGCACGTGATTTTGCAGAACTGATGGCACCACTGCCAGCAATCAATTGCTCAGCAGTTAACCAAACATCAGACCGTGCTCGTACGTTTGCAGACAAGCGTACCCGTATTGCTGCTAACTACTTCCGTCATTCAGAGATGGAAGTACAGATGTACAACGGTGCAGATATGTACATCACCTATGGATTCCTGCCATTCATTATAGAATTGGACGAGGAAGCAAAGCTGCCACGCATCCGCCTAGAAAATCCTATCGGAGCTTATCCAGAGTTTGACCGCTACGGACGATGCATAGCCTTTGTCAAGCGTTACCAGTTAACGCTAGGAGAACTGATTGCTCAGTTCCCAGAACAAGAACGCGCCATCCTTGGACCGGAAGGTTACAAGCAAGATCTCAACGGTATGATCGAATTGATTCGATACTACGACAAAGATCAAAGCGTTCTTTATTTGCCATCACGCTCTAACTATCTTCTCTCACAGGTTCCAAACCCTATGGGCAAGATGATGGTTATCATCGCTAAGCGACCAAGCGTTGACGGTGAACTTCGTGGACAGTTCGACGACGTGCTCGGCATTCAATTGCTACGCAACCGATTCGCTCTCATGGCTATGGAAGCTGCAGAGAAATCCGTTCAAGCACCAATCGTTCTACCTAACGATGTTCAGGAACTACAACTTGGTGGAGATGCTGTTATTCGTACAGCTAACCCACAAGGTGTGCGCCGTGTAGGACTAGAAATCCCAGCAGGTGCATTCAATGAGCAACAACTTCTGAATGATGAATTGCGAGTGGGCGCTCGTTACCCAGAATCTCGTACCGGAAACGTAAAGGCATCTATCGTTACAGGTGCTGGTGTTGAAGCATTGCAAGGTGCATTTGATTCACAGATCAAAGCAACCCAAGCAATCTTTACAACTGCTCTTCGTGATGTTATTTCCCTTTGCTTTGAAGTAGATGAGAAGTTATTCAATGTCGAGAAGACTATACGTGGTACCGATGCAGGTTCTCCTTATGCCATCACCTATCTCCCATCGAAAGATATTAAGGGCGATTACTCCGCTGATGTCAGATACGGCATGCTGGCTGGTCTCAACCCTGCCCAAGGATTAATCTTTATGCTACAAGCCCTTGGAGGCAAGTTAATCTCTAAGGATATGGCTATGCGTGAGCTGCCATTCAATGTAAACGTGACGTTAGAACAAGAGAAGATTGAGACTGAAGATCTACGCACCTCACTCATGGGTGCTCTTCAGGCTTACACACAGGCTATCCCGCAGTTAGCAGCTTCTGGCGGAGATCCTACTGACATCATCCGCAAGGTAGCCACGGTTATCCGTGAGCGTCAGAAGGGTAAAGTGCTTGAGGATGTTATTGAGGAAGTCTTTGAACCTCAGAATCCTCCTGCTGGAACTCAACCACAGGTTGAGCAACCCGTCCCGTCTGCTCCCGGAGCTCCAGTAGGAGGCTCTTCACCGCAAGGTGGAATGGGCGGACCGCAAGAACAACTCGGTGGAGCACAGAACCCAGAAGAAGAACCTCTGCGTGGTTCGGGAATCTCTACCGGTCGTCCAGAATTACAGAGCATTCTTGCTAGTTTGAATGCCACAGGCAAGACAAATAGCAGCGTAAGAACAATCACTCGTCGCACAGTTCAATAGGAGTAGAACATGGCAGCTCAACGCAAGCCTCGCGCTAAAAAAGTAGAGACGGTTGAAACTGCAGAATACTCCAAGCTTGAAATGTACTGCATCTGGCTTCATGAATACTATGAAGCGTTAAAGACTGCAGGCTTTGATGATGATATTGCTATCGGTCTTATAGTAGACAAAGACTCTTATCCTGATTGGGTTATCCCAGTGAACCCAAGCATTGAAGAGATCAGAAAACATTTAGAGGAAGAGGATGAATAATGGCAGGACAGCAGGGCGGTTATCGTCAGCCATCTAATCCAGCACCAGTTTCAGGACCCGGTGCTCTTTCTCGCCGTACAGATGGCGGACCAGTAGACGGCGTACAGCCACAGGCACCTAAGTACATGCCCGGTTTGGGCTACGGAAAAGGTGGAGAGAACATGGCTAACCAACAAGCAGCACCGTTAGCCGGTGCTCCTGCAGTTCCACCTGCAGTTCCTTTGTCTGTTCCTACACAACGTCCTAACGAACCTGTCACTGCTGGCATTGATCGTGGTCCCGGACCGGGGTCTGAAGCGATGCAGTTTCCAAATGCTGTTCAATCTCCTTCACATACCATTCGCACTATTGCACAAAATGATCCAACAGGTGCAGCAGAGCTTATCTATCAATCATTTGTTAATAGAGGTTTGTAATGGCGGATACGCAAAACCCCGCCGTTAATGGACCGCAGAACCCTGCGACCATGTTTGGTAACACACCATCGGTTAGTCCAGTACTTGCCCCTGCTGTCGGTGCTCATAACTACATTGACCCAAAGGTTGCAGACTTAGATCCTAGCGTTTATGCAGCTGCTGCTGTGTCACCTTTGAACCAACAACAAGCAAACCAGCTAAATCAAATTGCTGGAACCATGAACATGTACAAGAAGCTTAGTGCTTTGCCTGAACAACAAGCTAAAGAACAATACAAAAAGCTTGCACCTGAAGCACAAGACATGATTAAAAGCGTTTATGGTGCTGTACCTTTTACCAATACAGATAACCTTTTTATGCAGGTTGTAAAAAATGTTGGCAAGGTAGCATTAAGCACTGCTAACCCATTGGTTGCTTTATTCAAAACTGGTACTGTTTACAACAAAGCATTAAACTTTGCTCCCAATGTAGAACAAGATGTCCTTCTTGGTAAAGATTCTGTTTTTAATACCAACACATACAAGAAAGCATGGGACGGTACTGCGTTGTTTGACAACGCACAGTACAAAGATCTTGTAACAAAGTACGGTGCTGCTAATGCAGCCGTTGCAGTTGGTACTCTTAAAGGTGAAACACCGGGACAGATCCTTGATTCATACGGCAAAGTTGACGACAACATCCTTGGTGCTGTTGCAAGCCTGCTAGGCAACACACCACAGTTTGATGCCATGATAACTGAGTTCCATAATGCTCAACTTTCACCGGGACGTGATCTTGCTCGTAACGTTATGGGTAACAATCCCATGGATCAACACCTTGGTGTTGGTAATAACAAATTTGGTATTGCTGCTAGACAGTTTGAAACACAACGAAAGGCTGAAGGAGCCCCTAGTGGTTCAGAATTTAGCGCATTTTCTGGAACAGTAGATGCTTTCTATCAACTACTTCATGATCCACTAACATATTTGTCTGGTGGTCTTGACCATATTGCACCTGCTGCCGGAGAGTTGGCAGATAAAGTTATGCCAAACGGTGCGCGTCTAGCACAAAAACTTTATGCTGATGCAGAAACCCGTAGCGGTAACGTTGATGCAATCTTTGCTCGTCCTGAAATACAAAGCACTTGGAATGATAAATACGGTCCTTTGATCAGGAAGGTAGCGGAAGCAGACAAAGCCCGTGATCCTGAAGCAAAAGCCGCTGCTATGAAGCAGATCGAGATCAATGCTCCGGATATCAATAACCGTAGCCTTATCAAACTGCTATCACAAGCAGAAGTATTTGATGCCCCTAGTGCTGCACGTTTTACTAAGACACTTAAAGGCGCACAGGAGATGGTTTACGGTCTAGTAGACGGCTCTACATTTAGCCGTGAAGGTATTCCGCTAGCACGCAAGTCTCGTTTTGTTACAGCAGGATTAAACCGTGTGCTTGGTGATGTATTCAATGGGGATATCCCAGAAGAGATTGCAGCTCAAATTGGCGGCAAAGGTATTGGCAAAGCTGGTATTGATGCACTAGAAGCTATTGGTCGCAACGCAGACCCAGTTGAAGGACAGATCCCTAAATCTGAATTGCTAGATGAACTGCGCGGACACATGGCATTGCGTAATCGTATTGCACGATTGGCACAAACACATCCGGGTTATGACGTTATCAACGTAATGGACGACAACGTTGATAAGACTATCCCTGTATTAAAGCGTAACCTACGACTTATCTACCCACGTTGGGCAGCAGAACCTATTGCTGAAGCATTTACATACGCTACCCCTGCAGATAGAATCAACATCTTGCGTGGTTTGTATACACAAATCATGCAGTCTATGAACGTACCAGAAGATACTATCCGTGCAGTACTAGAAGATAAGTTTGCTGATACTACTAAGTTTTCTGTAGGCAAAGACATTATGATCCCGCCTCAGCACCTAGGCAATACGGTGCCTTTGGATATCCTTGAACATCAGTCTGAGGAAGAAAAAGGTGGGCTATTTAAGACTGTTATTAACGGTCCTATCCACCCATTTCAAAGCAAACCTTTCATTGGTTCTATCCCTTGGAATGATCCAACCCTTATTAGCAAAGGTCTTAAAGGCCAAGAGAAAGTTGGGCTTGCCCGTTCTATCCATGATGGAGTAGGCGGAATAAGCAGGTCTTTTGCAGTACGCAGAATGACTAACGTATGGGCTACAGGTTCCATCTTCCCACGTATGGGTATGCGCGGTACCATTGAGCAGGCTACATTTCACATACTTACAGCACCATTAGACAACATTATCTACTGGTCTAAGGGGCGTAAGCTTAACAAACTAACCATTGCTTTTACAGGTGCAGAAGAAAACATTCCTTTCTTCCAGCGTCAATTAAGAAATGTCTTTGATATTAATCCTGCTAAATGGATCCCAGAGAAAAGCGTATACGACCAAGGCGGAGAACTTGTAAAGCAAGGACGCTTTAACAAGACTGGTATTGTTAATGGTCAAGAGATCTGGCAAGCGGCACAACCATTAGACGTTATCTATGCCCTTGACAAAAAGATCAAAGCATTATTCCCTGATGAAGTTGACCAAGAGATTGCTAAGAGCGCTTTGCGCCATCCATCTGGGCAGCTTTATGCAGAGCATAACTCTGTTATTGCACGTTCTGCCATGGCACAGGGCATCAAAGGTGGAGTACTAGACGAGCAGATCCTTAGCAAACAAGGTGTAGCACGTATGCTTAAAGCCTTGGATTACAAGGCAACAGGTGCTATGCGTCTAGTAAAGCCAGATGATTTGCTTTCTCTTTATGGAGAGCAAGCATTATCTGCAGCACACTACCGTTTCTGGTTCCCACGTTTCCGTGCTAACTACCTAGCAGATGGAACTAACGTAGGTGCAGTCTTTATTCGCAACAATGCACTGCGTACAGGTGAAGATTTTGCCAATGCTCGGGACACTATTCTCTCTCATATTGGTGTAGATCCAGAGACTAAGAAGGTAACTGACGCTGCAAAGCTCAAGCAATACCTAGATGATTCTATGCAATCTGCTGTAGATACTAAGGTTAAAGGCTGGTCTGAAGTAGACAGCGCTATCAACCGTATCCAACATAGCCTTTGGGATATGTATGAATCTTTTCATGGTGCACCTCTAGCGTTTAACGATACCCTTTACAACCACATCCGTGATGTTGCTATGCAATACAAAGATGTCAGCAAAATGGGTACCAATAAAGCTATTGGTAAAGCACTTGACACTATCGAATACGATAACTTTGAGGAACTTACACGTCAGTTCCGCCCTACCCGTGAGTTCAAAACAGATTTAGATCTTGACAATCCAAACATTAAATCTGTTACACAAGCTTTAACTAGCGGTGATGTTGCTCCGTTTCTGGCAGCAATGAAACGTTTTGGTGAAGGTGGAATCCAGAACAAGATGTTGCACTGGATGGATACCCAGATCAACCAGATGTTTAACCAACCAGCATTCCGTGTTGCCTATGTAACAATACGTAAACAAGTAATGCCATGGCAACGTGAGATGGCAGAAAGACTTATCAATTCAGGTTGGAATAAAGATACTGCTGAAGCTGTAGCAGACCGTCATTTCCATGAGTATGCAGAGAAGCAAGCGTCTGAATCTGTTGTTAAGTTCATTGACTCAGCTACTAAACAGTCTAATCTTGCATGGTCTTTGCGTACAGCAGGACGTTTCTTCCGTGCTCAAGAGCAGTTCTTACGCCGTGTATGGCGCTTGAAGGACTATATGCCACGTGCTTTGTACCGTGCTCGTTTGGTTAACCTAGGTTTAGATAACCTTGGTTTTATTCATAAAGATGCACAAGGCAATGCGTACTTTACTATGCCGGGTGACAGCATCCTATACCATGCAATCAATGGCACATTGAACAAACTGCTTGGTCGTAATGATATTGTTACCGAACCAATGTTCTCTGACTTCAACATGAACATCATTCAGTCTAGCCCATCGCTAGGACCTGATGCTGGTGTACCAAGTTTATCTGGTCCGTTCTTGTCTATCCCTATCTTGGGATTAAAACAACTGTTTAAGAACCTACCATGGGCATGGAGTCAAGAAGCTTCTACCAAAATTGATACGATGATGTTGGGTAACAACAGTGCTAACCTAACACCAAGTAAGCTATTGCCTACAGTAGTACAGCGTGCATTAGATGCACTCCCTAAGTCAGAACAAGATCATCAGCTTGCCTCTGCTGCTATGATGGCAATCTCTTATAATGCTGCTAACAATGCAGGCTTAACTCCAGAAGAAGCAAAGATTCTTAATGCTGGATCTCCGGCAACTGGTATGTCTGTTGCATATCTTGCAGCTGCTGATAAATACATAAAGAACATTAAGGTTACTGCAAACAATGTGCTTTTCTTGCGAGCACTTATAGGCATGGTAAGCCCTATCTCACCTACTATGGTGGAAGATAAAGGCGTATCTGACTTCCTTAAGAACGAGGGAATCAGCAGCCTTAGCCAAGAGTTTGCAGATCTTTTAGGTGGAGTACTGCGTAACGATCAAGGAGTACAAGATCCTTACGAGGTAGCGCTTGCTGCATTTACCCGTGACTATCCCGGACGTTCAGTCTTTGCTGTAAGCCGTAACGATAAGAGCACTCAGCTTCTTGCTAGTTATACAGATCAAACACAACAGTGGATGCTTGCTAATAACAAATGGTTGAACAGCAGTACCCCGGGTGTTGGTACAGCGGCTATGGTATTTGCTCCTAACGTAGGACAGTACGATCCTAACGTTTATGTATGGATGCAATCGCAAGGGTTGATAAAGCAAAAGCAACTAGGACAGTATTTACAAGATGTAGTAACAGCACAAGATGTGCAGTATTACCATTCACAAAAGGCACTGCAAACCTATGCAGTTACTCACCCTAATGAAATGATTGGCAACCTTACACCACAACAGGTTATCCAAAATTCAACAGCAAACATGGCAGCTATTAAGTTGTCTAACCCAATGGTTACACTTGAACTAGAAGATAGTTCTACTGCTATCCAAAATCAAAAGACAGCACTTGCCGGTCTTGGATATTTGGTAAACAACAAAGACTTCCCTATGTCTGCTGGTGTTAGAGACAAGATGTCTGTTGCTTATAACTTAGTAAACAATGCAGTTAACGCTATGAGTGCAGATACTGCTGCTAATGGACAGATCAATTCAGGTCTTAACAAAGCAAACCTTAAGCAACAGGTTTTGGATGCGCTTGAAGAATTAGGTGGAGGAACAGGGGAAGGCAATACTGCAGCAGATGCTCAGATTGCAGAAGCTACTCGCTCTATCTTTGCACCATTGCTAGATAACCTTTCAAATACAACTGTTAAACCGGGGAGTGTGATTACTAAATAATGCCTCTAGTTAGCCCTCTTCCTGAAGATCCAACAGCAGGACTTGGTTCAGTCCAACCTGCTGGAGGTGGACTGGTATCCAACCCAACTGGTACTACTGGTGGTTCGCAATCATCTGTAATTGTAGGTGGACGTATTAATGCAGTTAATACTGGTGGAGCAAAATCCACTACCAGTACAGGTACTGCAACTACTACAACTACCACTGCTCCCGCATTAGCACCGGGTGCTACTATCAACCCAGTAACAGGACAGCCTTATACTTATGCAGATGTATCATCTCAATATGATGCTACAACTAAAACAACTACTACTGTAGTTAATGGTCCTACTGGTGCAGTTCAAGCATGGTTACTACCTACAACCGGTGGTCAGTATCAAGTCTATACAGACGAAACCAAAGCTTATGAATCACAAGTACAGTCACTTGTTTCCCGTTATGGAAGTATCACCAATGTAAAGAAATTCTTATGGCAAACTAAACAATACGGATCAACAAGTACCAAGACTCAGGCATCTATTGCTGCTCGTAATGCACAGGATCCTACCTTCCAAGCTGCAGTTCAAAGACTTATGTCTGCTGCTTCTTTGGAAAACTTAGCTAACAATGGTACAGATCTTAATGACGTAGGCGCATACATCAATGGTCGCCCTAACTACGCTGGTACCAAGAACACAGTTACGATCGATAAGACTAACTTTGTTACTGCTGCTAACTTAATGAGCCAAGTAACAGAAGAGTATCTTAACGAACCTGCTACTGCTGATCAGATCAAGCAATTTCAAACTGCACTTAATACCCTTGAAGAAGAGAACCCAACAAAAGCAACAGTAACTTTGGATGAGTTGGGTATCGAGAAGAACCGTAACCAAACCGAAGGTATTACTACCCAAGACCAACAAGTTCTTGCTATCTCTATTATTACTAATCAGCTTATGGCAAAGGGTGTTGACCCTGCTACATCTTCAGATCCAATCATGAAACGTGGCGGTGAGCTTGCTAGAAACCTTAGCCAAGTAAATACTTGGGCTACTCAGTACGGCGTAACAGATACATTTAGTCCTTCTCTTGCTATTAAAAGCGCATTGAATGCTATGCAGCCCGGCAACACTATTGATAACCAGAAGCCAACCATTATCAACATGGCGCAAAACCAATACAAAACTCTTTCTCCTTTGATTAATGACAGCGTTACTACACAAGACGTTACATCTCAATACACAAGTTTGCTTAACAGCGTACTAGAACGTGCTACACCTAGCACTGTTAACGATCCTTTGGTGCAGAAAATGTTAAGCGGTGGTGACGGTGGCAAACCTATGAGCACTGATGAAGCAACACGATTCTTGCAATCACAACCAGAGTGGCAAACAACGGAGAATGCTAAAGGTAAGGCAGCAGATCTTCTTGTGAACCTTGGACAACGGATGGGATTCCTTGCATAATGGCAACAGGAAAAGACACAGTAGTATTAGACTACACACCTGGTTCTTTTATGGATACTGCTGGTTACAATGCAGGTCAAGCACCTGTAGCAAAAAGCAGTCCTGTAGCAACAAACAGTGTTAACTCTGCACAAAGTAGTATTACTTCTGCTCAAAATGCATTAAGCAACTTAGCACCGATCCCATCGGCAGCTGACATCAATGCAGCAGTTAATGCTGCCAATGATACAAGTTCTTCTACTGGTTACATGGGTTTGTCTTTTTCTGCAAACAATGCAGAGCTTGTAGCATCTGGTGGAGTTCCATTAAGCATTGATCAGTTTAATCAAATGACTGGCAGTAGCTTAACTTCAGGTACTTATCTTGGTTTTGGTACGCCAGTTGCAACAACCACTTCAAACACTTCACAAGATGCTAGTGCAATGATTAGGGCTGAACTGCAAAATTGGTTTGGTGGAAACCAAACATGGATTGCTGAAGCAACTCAATGGCTAACTCAAGAGTTGACAACAACTAGCAACACTTCACAGATTTATCTTGACATGACGCAACAACCTTTTTACCAATCTCGTTTTGCTGGTAACTATACACGTCAAGCCAATGGTCTTAACATGTTGTCAGAAGCAGATTATATTTCCCTTGAAAATCAGTATGCTAATACATTTACACAGTATGGTGTAAGCAATCTTTCTACTCAGTCAGAGTTTGCAAATCTTATTGGCAATGATATCTCTGCTACTGAGTTGAACAGCCGTGTTCAGTTAGCGGTACAGAACGTACAGTATGCAGACCCTACGGTTCTTGCTACATTGCAGACTTACTACCCGGGTGTTAGCCAAGCTAACCTAGTCAGTTACTTCCTGAACCCAGCAGCAACACTACCTAAACTCACACAACAGGTAGCCAATGCTGACATAGGTGCTGCTGCTACACAACAAGGATTGACAGCCAGCCTTACAGGTAATGCCAACACCCTTGGCTCACAGGCACTTGGACTATACGGTGTTACTTATTCACAGGCTCAACAAGGATACGGCAAAGTTGCCCAAGTTCTTCCACAGGCTGAGCGTCTATCTGCTATCTATGGTGGACAGACTGGCATCAACTACAACCAGATCACTGGTGAACAACAGTACCTAGAGAACAGTGGCGCAGCCACACTCCAGCAACAGAAGCTGACCCAATACGAAGAGGCTCAATTCGCTGGTAAGTCTGGTATCAACCAAGCAGATACTGTCTTGCGGAAATCAATGCAAGGCAAGTTCTAAACAGAATCCCAACCGAACAGACCAGCGTCGGATTGGCGTAACAAGACTGGTAGTGAGAACCGTTTACCTTTCCCCAGAGGTTGACGCGGCTTGCGATACACATAACAGAATGGGAGAACGGTTGCTATGGCAACAAACGATTGGGACGATGACGACTTCGACGATAACGATGACGTCCAAACACAGGCACCTGCTACAGATAGCGAACTTGTAAAGCGACTACGCAAGCAATTGCGTCAGCGTGAAAAGGAACACAAAGAGCTAGCTGAGAAGTATGAGTCTGTATCAAAGGCAGAACGCGAACGTACAGTCAAGGAAGTCCTAAATCAAAAGGGTGTCAATCCTAAAGCTGCTCGTCTGATCCTGAAAGACCTTGAGACTGTCAATGAAGAGTCAGTGTCACACTGGCTTGATGACAACGGAGATCTATTTGGATTTGAGAAGCAAGTGGAACAAGACCCTCAACAACAAATTGATCGTGCTGCTTTGCGTCAGCAGGACATTGTTTCGCAGGGTGCTATTTCACCCGACCGTAACGGAGACATCATGACCCGCATTAACAACGCAAGTGAAGCGGAGCTCATTGAGATGATCCAAAGCGGAAACTTCTAACAACCAAACTCTAACCTTATAGGAGGTGCAACATGGCCAACGCGTATACCTCGACTGGAACCTCCAGTCTCGGCGGTACCGTAGGTGGTGCTGGTCTCGTACAAAAGGCGTATGACCGCCTTATCGAATTCCAGCTTCGTGCTCAACCTCTTATCCGCATGATTGCAGATAAGACACCAGCACGTCAAAGCATCCCGGGTTCATCTGTTGTATTGCAACGTTACGTTGACTTGACACAGCAGACCAACTCTCTCACAGAGACAGTTGATCCGGATGCAGTAGCTCTTGCTACACCAACATACACAACCATTACCCTTGCTGAATACGGCAACGCAGTGCTTGTCACTCGCGCATTGGAACTCTACTCACTTGCTGACGTAGATCCAGCAGTCGCTAACATCATCGCATGGAACATGGCTGACTCAATCGATACAGTAGCACAGAACGTTCTTGCCGCTGGTACTAACCAGCTCTACGGCGGAACAGCTACATCGCTAAGCGGTATCTCATCTAGCTCTGTATTTACCTCTGCTCTTGCACGTAAGACAACAGCTAAGCTACGCACAAACAAGGCTATCCCACGTAAGGGATCTTTGTATGCTGCATACATTCACCCTGAGGTTGCTCTTGATCTTCGCGCTGAAACAGGCGTGGGATCTTGGCGTCAGCCACACGAATACCAACAGGTTGACAACATCTGGGCTGGCGAGCTTGGTTCATACGAAGGTGCTTTCTATGTAGAGTCACCACGTATGTTCTCAAACAAGACCGGTGCAGCACAGTCAACTTGGACAACCACAACTTCAACAGCTGCTGCTTCAGGCGCAACCACAATCTCAGTAACTGCTGCGACTTCTGGTGCTCTATCTTTGAACATCGGCGATCAAGTTTCTGGTACAGGTATTCCATCGAACACAACAGTTACTGCTGTTGATTCAACAGGTCTTATCTGGACACTCTCAGCTGCAGTCACATCAGCTGGTGTTACATCAGGTGCAACCATCACCGTTACCCCAATCACAAAGGTGTTCAACACCTACTTCGCTGGACAACAGGCATTGGCTGAAGCCGTGGCTGAAGAGTTCCACGTTGTGATCGGTCCGGTCGTTGATAAGTTGATGCGTCAGCGTCCACTTGGTTGGTACGGAGTTGGCGGTTGGGCTCTATACCGTCAAGAAGCTTTGTATCAAGTCAACACTTCTTCATCTATCGACTACTTCTAACCAATAGTTGGCAGACGGCAGCGCAGGGGTTTATGCCCCTGCTCTGCAGTAAGTCAACTGTTAAGGAGCAACATGGCTAACTACTACTTCACAGGACCCACGACCTCTGAAGGTCCTGCTGGTGGTGGACGTTTGTTTATCCGCTTCCGTTTGGATCGCGGTATCACGTTGCTACGACAGAACAATGTCTGGACTGAAATTCGTTATCCAACTGAAGATCAGACCGGTGCTGCTGACTACGTTCTATGGGGCGGATACAAGAACGTTATTAACCAAGAGATTGCAGATCAGTTAACGGAGGCAGGCTATGGCGCCTATATCATCCCAGAGGATGAGTGGCCGTACAGAACATGATTGTGTTCCCAAGATATTAACTTGGAAGTACGAGCTAGTAAACGGAAACGTTAAAGAAACACCAGACCTTTACGGTTGTACCAAATGCGATGCAACTTTTACAGAGTTACCTAAAGAAGAAGAGATCCCTTCAGAGCACAGTAGTCATACAGAATATGTTAAAGATTGTTTTGGATGCAAAGTAGAAACACTGCAGCTTAACGCAGGGGATGCAAAAAGTTCCATCATTGAAAGTGGAACTACCCAGAAAAAATGGGATAAAGAATTGGATGCCTACCGATCTGCTAGGAAGCAAGGTATCCAACCTAAGTCAACCAAGATGAAAGATATTAAAGAAGCGGTTGACGTTAGCAACAAAGTAGGCAAAGCATACGACGCAAGCTCGCCCACCGGTGGGCTTCTTTGAAAGGTAAATAACTATGTGCATGACATGCGGATGTGGGAACCCTATGGGTGGCCCAATGATTAACCCAAATGTACCGCCAGTAATCAAGGCACCAGTAAGAGTTGCCCCCGGCCAAGATGCTTCAATCATCGCTGGCTTTGATCAACCAACACCATATGGAAAAGGAACACAACAATGACATCAGACATGATGAACCCATCTCAGCGCAGCGCAGCGACTGACATGTCTCACGTTAATCCAATTAACAAAGACAAGCCAGCACCAGCTGAAGTCCACTACACAGCACCACGTGACGGTTCAGGTATGACACCTAACGGACCATCACAGGTTGTTGAAGGCATCTACGTACAACCTGAAGCAGGTCGTGCTCACTAATGGCTAACGTCGAGACAGCGGAAATGATGGCTGCTCGTACACAAGCTGGAGACAACTCCAACGTTAACAGTAACTACGGTTCTGTAGGTACAGGTAACGCCAAACTACGAGCACCTAAACCAGTGCGACAGACAAGAGGAAAACTAAATGGCTAAAGGAATGGGCTTCTCGAAAGCACAAGCATCAATCGCCAAGAAGCAAGGCATCTCTTCTGACAAGGCAGGAGCAATCCTAGCAGGAGCTACCCGTAATGCTAGCCCAGCTGCTAAGGCTGCTAACCCTAACCTCAAGAAAGTGCTAATGCCAAAGAAGCGCGGCGGTAAGTAATTATGGAACCTGATCCACGCCTCAAGCGAGCCGGAGTATCTGGCTTTAATAAACCTAAGCGTACACCTAATCACCCTACCAAGTCCCACATCGTCGTGGCCAAAGAGGGAGACAAGATCAAGACTATTAGGTTTGGTCAACAAGGCGTGGTCGGGGACCACGAACCAACAGCAAGACAGAAAGCATTCAAAGCTCGACATGCAGCGAACATTGCCAAAGGCAAGATGAGCGCTGCTTACTGGGCAGATAAGGTGAAGTGGTAATGGCAACAATTAAGATCCAAGGTCAAGTACACAATGTAACAAAACAAGAAGAATCCTGTTAAGAAAGGTAAGTAATGTCTTACGGTACCACCGTCCTCAACGGAACAACTTATACACTTTATGGATTCCCCGGTTCTACTGCGATTGATGAATTCAATCGTCTTGCTAACGGTGGTGGATCTTATCCAAGCAAGGCTGCTTATCTTGATGAGCAGGGTGCATGTAACAAATGGACTGGTGCTGCATATGGCACAGGTATCCAAGCATCACTCAACCACAAAGTAAATTCCTCTACTCCACCCGTCAAATATCTAGGCATCAACGCAGCAGCCAATGCTATTGCTGGTATCACAGACCCGCATAAGTATGTTGAACTCGTTACTGCATTAAGGATCATTGCTTCCTGATGACAACACTAGGCAACTTAATCGACGAGACACAACTTAAACTTCAAGGTTTTACCTATCGTCAAGACCGGGCTACTTGGTTAACCCAAGCTTGCACCTCTGGCGATCTACTTCTTTATGTAGCTGACACTAACAACATTGGTCAAGGTATCATTGAAATTGAAGACGAGATTATGTGGGTAGATTCCTACGACCGTCAAGCAAACACAATTACCATTGCTCCATATGGACGTGGCTACAACAGTACAACAGCGAGCGCACACGCCGTCAATACAAAGGTGACTATCACTCCTACATACCCACGGTATGCAGTCGAACAGTCAATCAACGATACAGTCAATGCTGTATACCCAAAGGTATTTGGTGTTGGTTACTATGACTTTAGTTTCCTAGCATCACGTACCACATACCAGCTTCCATCAGAAGCACTACAAATTTTACACATGGCATGGCAGACAGTCGGACCAACCCATGAATGGCTACCACTTCGTCAATGGCGTTGGGATCCAGTTGCAGACAATGCATACTGGGGTGTCGAAGCACCCGATGGTATTGTCCCGGGTTACTCAAAGACAGTCTCTGTTTATGACAACGTACTACCCGGTCGTACTATCCACGTTGTTTATGCCAAGCAACCAACCATGATGGTCAACGAGTCTGATGACTTTGTTGCTACAACTGGACTACCTATTACTATGAAAGATGTCATCATCCTTGGTGCATCATTCCGTTTGTCATCGTTCCAAGATCCAGCACGTATCTCTCTTACCTCTGCATCAGCAGATGAGTATGACTCTAAGAAGCCATACGGCACAGGTGCTAACGTAACGAAGACACTTCAATCACTTTACTCTCAACGCCTCGAAGAAGAGTCGTTGAAGCAGAAGCTTCAGTTCCCAACCCGCGTACACTACTCACGATAAGGTAGCAGATGACAACTCAAGTAACCCGTAAGTATTCATCACGGTCGCAACAGACTACCCTGACTGCAGCCTGTACCTCTGGTGACAGCACTTTCTCTGTTGTTGCTGCTACTACTTTGCTTGGTGGTATCACCATCGGGTCAGGTCAGACATTTACAGTTGTCATTGATCCAGATACAGCACTTGAAGAAATTGTAGATGTAACCTCGGTTAGCTCTAACATACTTACTGTAACCCGTGGAGTAGATAGCTCAACCGCACAAGATCATAGTGCCGGTGCTGTAATCCGCCACATGGTTATTGGTCGTGACCTCCGTGAAGCTAACACCCATGAGGTGGCTACATCAGGAGTGCATGGGCTTACGGGTAACGTAGTTGGCGATAGCGACACACAGGTGCTTACCAATAAAAATCTGTCCAGCTCTACCAACACATTGTCGACATCTGTGGTTACCCTTACAGGTACCCAGACTCTTAGCAATAAAACCCTTACCAATCCTACAATTACAAACGCTTCTGAGACAACGCCTACAATCAATGGCGCTACGATCTCTGGCACATGGACTTCTACAGCTACCCTTACAGGTGGAACTCTTAACCCAACCACACTTCAACAAAATAGCGTAGGTGTAGCAACTTTGTCTGATACTCAGACATTGACAAACAAAACTCTAACCAGCCCTACAATCAATGGCGGTACCCGCACTGGCGGTACAGTTTCTAGCGCTACCCTTACATCTAATACTCTTGGCTCCAATCTTGCAGCCGGTGGTTATGTAGTTACAGGGCTTGGTGCTCCGGTTAATAACGCTGATTCTGCTACCAAGAATTACGTAGATACATCTATCGCCAATCTTATTGGTTCTGCTCCATCTACTCTTAATACTTTGCAGAAAATCGATGCTGCCATTAACAACGATGCCAGTGTTTACACAACCTTGGTTACCCAGATCGGCACAAAACTTAACCTTACGGGTGGAAACCTAACAGGAGCTTTGGATCTAGGAAGCAATAAGATTACAAGCCTTGCTACTCCTACCGTGTCTACTGATGCGGCTAACAAAGGCTACATTGATACCATTTTTGGAAGCACAGCATCTGCCGCTGCTTCAGCCACTGCTGCTGCCACTTCAGCTACTTCAGCTGCAGCTAGTGCTACGGCTGCTGCAACCTCAGCGGCTTCTTCCTTAATTTCTCAAACTGCTGCTGCTACCAGTGCAACTTCAGCTGCTATATCTGCAACTGCAGCGGCTACCTCCGCTACATCTGCTGCAGCATCTGCAACAGCTGCTGCTAATTCTGCTGCTACTGCCAGCACTCAAGCTACAAACGCTTCTGGAAGCGCCACTGCTGCTGCCACAAGCGCTTCTAGCGCTGCTGTGTCTGCTACTAATGCTGCTACTTCTGCTAGCTCTGCTGCTACTTCAGCATCATCTGCTGCTACTAGTGCCACCAGTTCTGCTGCTTCAGCTGCTGCTGCTTTGACATCTGCTAACTCAGCTTCATTGTCTCAGACTGTTGCTGCTACATCAGCGACTAGCGCTGCTGCATCTGCTACGGCTGCTGCAACATCGGCTACTTCAGCTGCTGCTTCGGCTACCGCTGCTTCTAATTCAGCCACAAACGCTGCTACTTCGGCTTCTAGTTCCCTTGCTACTTACAACACGTACAAGACCTATTACCTAGGATCGTTTGCTTCAGCGCCTACCTTGGATGACCAAGGCAACGCTCTTATCAACG